GGTCGGCTCGATGGGCGTCGATCTCTGCGTGATCTCCGGAGGCGAGCCCCTGCTCCATCAGAAGCGGGTCGAGTGGGCCGAGCTCCTCGAGCTGCTCCGCTACGAGTACGGGATCTCGGTCCACATCGAGACGAACGGGACAATCGTTCCCAACGAGACCACGATCTCCGGGGTCGATCTGTTCGTGGTCAGCCCGAAGCTCTCCCACGCCGGGGATCCGCCCGAGAAGCGGATCCGTCTCGAGGCTCTCGAGGCCTTCGTCGACATCGCTTCGAGCTCGGAGCAACGGCAAGTCGCTTGGAAGTTCGTAGCCCAGAAGCCTCAAGACCTCGACGAGATCTCCGTCCTGGCCTATTCCCTCGGGATCCCTCCGCATCGCGTCTGGGTGATGCCCGAAGGGATCTCGAGCTCGGAGCTCCAAGCCAACCTCGAGCACATAGCCGCCCCCGTGATCGAGCGCGGGTGGAACCTAACGACCCGGCTTCACGTTCTGGCGTGGGGCTCGAGGAGAGGAGTGTAGGCATGGCCGTCGACATCGAGGAGCTCCGCCGCATCGGGCGGCAGCTGCTCCACGCGATCGGGGAGGACCCCGACAGGGAAGGCCTGGCCGACACGCCGGATCGCTTCGCCCGCTGGTGGCGAGAGTTCATCGACCATGATCCGGGCACGATCGAGCGCATCTTCTCGGTCGGGAACGCCGACGAGGTGGTCGCCGTCTCAGGGATCGAGGTCTGGTCCCTGTGCGAGCATCACCTCCTGCCCTTCCGAGCTCGAGTGGCGATCGGCTACATCCCCGCTGACGGGGTCCTCGGTCTCTCGAAGTTCGCCCGCATCGCGCACGAAGCAGCTCACCGGCTCCAAGTGCAGGAGCGCCTCGTTCAGCAGATCGCAGACAGGATCGAGGAAGTCACCGGCTCGAAGGATGTCGCTGTCGTCGCTGACGGATCTCACCTGTGCATGGTCATGCGAGGAGTCCGGACACCAGGCTCGATGAGGACCTCGGTGATGCGCGGAGCCTTCCGCCTCGACCCGGCAGCTCGAGCCGAGTTCTTCTCCCTCGTCGACCGCCATGTCGAGGGGTAGGCCAGCGGATCCGACTCGAGCTCGGCGGAAGACCGGGAACCGTCCTCTCCCCGGAGAGCAGCCCCCGCCGAAGCTCCCTGCCACCCTGGGCGACCGCCCCACCGATCCGATCGTCGAGATCCCTGTCGGGCTCCCAGACGAAGCTCGACAGATGCTCGAGCGGGTCACCGCCGAGCTCGAGCCTCGAGGCCTGCGCGAAGCTGACTACGACGCTCTCATGATGATGTGCCACGCCGCCTACGCCCATGCGAAGGCCAGGGAGATCGTCCAGAAGACCGGGGTCATGATCTGGGTGAACAACCGTCCGATCCCGAACCCTGCTCTCCGAGTCGCTCGGGATGAAGCTGCTGTCTACATGCGGATCGCTAACGAGTACGGGCTCACCCTCGCTGCTCGACTTCGGCTCGGGCTGATGCAGCTGGCGGGCGAGTCGATCCTGGCATCCCTCAACAAAGAGCTCGACGTGAAGGCAGGGAAGGGCAGCTAGTGGCCTCGAGGAGCTCGACCCCGAAGGCCCCTCGAGGAGCCCGCTACGACAAGGCTCTCGGGGATCGAGCCGTCTCCTTCTTCGAGATGTTCCTCAAGCATCAGAAAGGCCGGTGGGCGGGGCAGCCCTTCCGCCTCGAGCCGTGGCAGGCCGACGAGATCATCCGGCCTCTGTTCGGGACGGTGGACAGGAAGACGGGGCGACGCTGGTACAGAGAGGCCCTGATCGGCCTCCCGCGCAAGAATGGCAAGAGCGAGCTCGCAGCAGGGATCGCTCTCTACCTCCTGGTCGCTGACGGAGAGTTCGGGGCCGAGGTCTACTCCGTCGCTGGCGACAAGAAGCAGGCTTCCCTCGTCTACAAGACCGCCGCAGACATGGCCAGGAGCTCAGCCTTCCGATCAGCCGTCAAGCCCTACCGCTCCGTGATGGAGATCCCCGAGACCAGCTCTCTCTACCGGGCCCTCTCCGCAGACGCCGATCTCCAGCATGGGCTCAACCCTCACGGGGCCATCATCGACGAGTACCACATTCATAGGAACGCAGAGCAGTATGAGGCGATGAGATCCGGCACGGGAGCTCGAGAGCAGCCCCTGATCGTGACGATCTCGACAGCTGGCTCCGAGAAGCGCGGGCCCCTCTGGGATCTCTACGAGAAGGGCCGCAAGGGAGAGAACCCTCGGATGTTCTTCTACTGGCGAAGCGTCCCTGCAGGAGCTCGCCTCGAGGACATCGACGCATGGAAGGAAGCCAACCCAGCCAGCTGGGTCACGAAGGAGTTCCTCCTCGAGCAGCAGCAGCTCCCCGAGCCGGTCTTCCGCAGGCTCCACGGCAACGAGTGGTACGAAGGCGGCTCGCAGATGTGGGTCCCTCGAGAAGCGTGGGAAGCCTGCGCGGGCAAGCCCGAGCTCGACCCAGGGCATCCGACGATCCTGGCCGTCGACGCCGCCTCGAAGCGGGACACGACCGCGATCTCCCTGGTGCAGAAGCGGGGCGACATCTTCCACTCGAGAGTGTGGATCATGCGAGCTGACGAGGAGATCGGCTACCTCGACTACGAGCTGGTCGAGCAGCTCATCCGAGACCTGGCCTCGACCTTCGACATCCGACGGATCGGCTTCGACCCGTACCAGATGGTCCCCGTGATGCAGCGGCTCGACGCCGAAGGCCTCCCCGTCGAGCTATTCCCTCAGAGCCACACCCGCATGGTCCCGGCGTCGATGCTGCTCTACGACGTGATCCGAGAGGGCCGGATCGTCCACGACGGAGATCCCGAGGTGACCGAGCAAGTCCTGGCAGCTGGCATCAGCGAGGTCGCTCAAGGCTGGCGGCTCGACAAGCGGAAGGGCTCGAGGTCCATCGACGCCGCCGTCTCCCTGGCTATGGCCGTACAGATGGCCGAGTGGGAAGGGGCCTGGTCGAGCCCGACCGTGATGGTGATCTGAGCGACGAGATGGGTGACAAGTAGAACAACATCTTCTTGTGACTAATCTCGCCTCGGCCCTCGTCCAGCTCGCCGCCGAGAAGCGCCGCACGGGGCCAATCTGCTCGGTCTGCCGCATCCTCGAGGAGCTGCCACCAGAGGAAGCTCAAGCTCTCGACGCCGCTCTAGGCAACGGACAGATCTCCTCGAAGCGGATCTCGGAGACCCTGGCAAGCTCCGGCTTGTACGCCTCGGGCCGGATGATCGCCTACCACCGCCGCTCGATGTGCGCGGCCCAGCGGTGAGCCTCGAGGAGCAGCTGCGCCAGCTGGCCGACGCGGGCTCGACCCCGGACCACCAGGGGCCAGCTCCCCGGCATCCGGCAGGCTGGGAGCCCGGAGTCGCCTGGGACGGCCACGCCGGGACCCTCACCACCGCCCCGCTCTCGAGCTCCCCTTCCGACTGGTCCGAGCTCCTGGCCGTGTGGGATCTCGACCCCGTCGAATACGAGGTCGTCGAGCCCGTCCAGTACCGGGCCTGGGACGCGCCTACAGGCGAGGGGAATGTCCAGAGGCTCTACTACTACCGGGCGACGATCCGCAGGCGCAGGGCCCATCAGATGCCCGTAGAGGAGCTCCTGGCCTCGATCGGGAAGCGGAGGCCGAAGCCGAAGCCCCTCGAGCTCGAGGATCCTCGAGCGTTCGTCGTCCTGGCAGGAGATCTGCAGCTCGGCAAGGTCGACGGCGACGGGACAGCTGGGACCGTCGAGAGGTTCCTGAGCAAGACCCAAGCCACAGCAGCTCGGCTCAAGGAGCTCCGTCGAGCTGGCCGCAAGCTCGGCCCGATCTACCTGGCCTGGCTCGGGGACTGCATCGAGGGGACCGTGAGCCAGGGAGGAGCTATCGCCGCAGCTGGCCGTCTCGACCTGACGCTCTCCGAGCAAGTCCGGGTCTACCGGCGACTGATGCTCGAGCAGATCAAGACCTTCGCTCCCTTGTCCGATCAGATCGTCGTCGTCGCCGTCCCTGGCAACCATGACGAGAGCGAGCGAGCTGGCAAGGTCGTGCGCCGCTACGACGACTCATGGGCCCTCGAGGGAGCTTCCGCCGTGGCCGATGCCCTCGCCCTGGCTCCCGGCTTCGATCACGTGAGCTTCGCTCTCTCCGGACGGGATGAGCTCACGATCACCCTCGACATCTGCGGGACCCCGACCGGCTTCGCTCACGGCCACCAGTTCGGGAGGGATCCGATCAAGTGGTGGTCGGGCCAGAGCCACGGGATGCAGCCGATCGGCAGCGCGACCCTCCTCTGCGCTGCCCACCTCCATCACCTCCGGATCGAGCAGTCGGGGGCTAAGAGCTTCTGCCAGATCCCCTCGCTCGACGGGGGCTCGACTTGGTGGCGGCACAGGACCGGCCAGGACTCTCCTCCGGGCATGGTGAGCCTGGTCGTCGGCGGCGGGGCCTGGACAGATCTGGCGGTCCTCTGATGCCGCTCCTCTCCCAGAGCAACCGAGACCTCCGGCGAGACCGCGTGTGGACCTGGTCGCTTCCCGCATGGGTGACGAAGCTCCCCGACGGCAGAACCGTCAACACCTGTCCGAGCGCCGGGGAGTGCGCCCCTCTCTGCTATGCGCGGAAGGGGACCTACCAGTTCTCGAACGTCCGAGGCCGACACATCTCCAACCTCCTCCGGATCCTCGACGACCTCGAGGCTTGGGAGCTCGAGATGTCGACCGAGCTCGACCATCCCCGCTTCCAGGGAGGGCACATCCGGATCCACGACGCGGGCGACTTCTTCTCCGACGCCTACCTCGAGGCCTGGCTCCGCATCGCTCGAGCTCACCCCGAGACGATCTTCTACTGCTACACGAAGGAGATCGACCGCTTCCGTCGTCTGGTCGAGCCCGCCGCCTTGAGCAACTTCCGGAGCGTCTACTCCTTCGGAGGACGCCAGGACCACAAGATCACAGAGGCCGACCGCCAATGCGACGTGTTCCCCTCCGACGAGAAGCTCGAGGAGGCAGGCTTCCACGACCAGGCCGACAGCGATCTTCTGGCGATCTACGGCCCGGCTCGGGTGGGCATCGTGGTCAACAACCACCCCGGAGCTGTCCGGGCCATGCGCGGTCTCAGCCTCTCCGAGCTCCAGAAAGCTCGACATCCAAGCGGGCGAGCTGGCACCCATCCGAGCCCGCAGCGCCCGAAGTGAAGGATCAAGCGGGAAGGCTCTCGGGCTACGGGCTCCACGGAGACAAGCGAGACCGAAGGATCAGAGCTCGAGCAGCAGCTCGAGCCAGGGCAATCGAGGAGGGCATCGACGATGACGAGCGAGCAGCTGGCAGCGGAGGTCGAGGAGATCATCCAGAGCTCGAGGGAGAGGATCCTCGGGATCGGAGCTGAGCAGTACGACGACGGGACCGGGGTCCAGAAGTTCGAGCGGCTCTCCCTGTCCGAGCTCGCGGCCTGGCTCCTCGAGGAAGCCGACGACCTGATCGTGTACTCCACGATGCTCCGGATCCGGGCCGCTCGACTTCGAGAAGGCCTGGCGCGTGACCTCGAGGGGAGACTCTCATCGTGAGGTGGCTCGAGAAGCTCGAGAGATCCTCGATCGTCGCTCACCTCACGACCGGGGCCAGCATCCGAGGCGTCCTGGTCGCGGTGCATCGGGACTGCATTGTCCTCGATCACGCGGCCTGGCTCGGATCGGAAGGCGCGGAGCTGATCGACGGCGAGGCGATCATCCCCCGCGAGCGGCTCGCGTGGATGCAGAACGTGACGGGAGGCTCGGAGTGACGGTCGTGATCTCTCGAGGAGGGCTCCGCCAGGTTGGGAAGAAGGAGTTCCCACTCGGCCCTGGCTTCTCGACCTACCAGTCTGGCTCGTCGGGCTTCATCCCTCTCCTGCGGGGAGATCAGCTCGGGGCGTCCTACGAAGCGATCT